AGTCAATGAAAAGACAAACAGAGGCACAGGGTTGACGCCCTTACCTGTGCCTGTTATAATGTTCAAGTGATAGGGCATCACATAAACCAAATCTAAAATAATCCGAGGTAATCTATGTCATTCGCAGATCTAAAGCGTAAATCCCAGAACAATTTCTCTTTCTTACAGAAAGAATTAGAGAAGTCCTCCAGCGGTAAGAACGTTGATGAAAGGTTCTGGAAGCCTGAGGTTGACGCTTCTGGTAATGGGTACGCAGTTATCCGTTTCCTTCCTGCTCCTGAGGGAGAAACAATTCCATGGGCAAAAGTATATTCACATGCTTTCCAAGGTCCTGGTGGTTGGTACATCGAGAACTCTCTTACCACATTAGGTGAGAAAGATCCAGTTGGTGAGATCAATCGTAGACTATGGAACAGTGGTGAAGATTCAGACAAAGAGACTGCTCGTAAACAGAAGAGAAAACTCTCCTACTACAGCAACATCTATGTCGTGAAAGATCCTAAGCACCCTGAGAACGAAGGTAAAACTTTCTTGTACAAGTATGGTAAGAAAATCCATGACAAGATACTTGCAGCAATGCAACCTGAGTTCCAAGATGAGACACCAGTAAATGTGTTTGATCTATGGGAAGGTGCTAACTTCAAGTTGAAAATTAAAAAAGTTGCAGGGTACTGGAACTATGACAGCAGTGAGTTTGATAGTGTTAGTGCTCTTAGTGCAGATGATTCTGAACTGGAAGCAATCTACAAACAAGAACATTCCGTAGAGTCATTTACTTCTAAGGAACAGTTCAAGTCTTATCAAGATCTTGAGCGTCGTCTTAATCTTGTTCTTGCAATAGGTCAAAGACCTGTAGCACCTACAGTAGATGATGAAGAGTATGAAGTTGTTGCACCACCAACACCAGTTGCTGCAGCACCAACACCTGTAAAGGAAGAAGCAATCGTTGAAGATGACGATGCTCTCTCATACTTCGCACGTCTTGCTGAAGAGTAAATCGAAATTCAAAAACTGAATTCTATAAAACCCAGAAAATTTTTCTGGGTATTTTTTTGTCTATAAAGTCTTTACCCATTTCAATACCCACATACGTAGGTAAATGAAAGTGAATGCAGTTCCCCAAAATGTAAGGAAAGCATACAGATGATTCAATCTGTGTGGTGAGAGTGTAAATCCTAATGCTACAACAATTACCCAAACATAATCAACTATACCATGAAAGGTTTGCCAACCATCACCAAATTTTTCTATGAGGTTCTCCCTTTGCTCTGCAAACCAAGGTGAGATGTGTCTCATCATCACGAATCCCTCATTGAGAAACATGATAGTAAATCCTATCCAAAATATCATAATTATCCAGTTATTTTTAATCTCTTACCAATATAATTATCTGATTTTTTATATTGATTTTGTTTTTTGAAATCATTAACAAATGATCTAAGGTATCCTTGTTTTAAAAGATATATCTCTCTTTTCTTTTCGTTTTCTTTATTAAAGTGACCAGCAACAGTAATACCAGCACATAATTGAACACCAGGTACGATACCTATCGTGCCATTAATATTTACTTTGTGTTGTTTATCATAAAATGCTTTATCTACACGTAAACCAGCGGGATATTGTGCAGTTTTTACAGTTTCGTAGTGATGTATTTCATTATATGGATCATCATATTCTTTCTCTAGAACTTTTGTAAGTTCATAATTATTCAATGGCCAGTCATACTGTGCATTGACCATGTTGTTTGTCAATAATATAACCCAGTCATAATACTGACTTCCATAAATTTTTTGTGCTAATATATCTGGACGTTCACCTTCCTTTATAGCATACTTGTTAAAGAATACTGCGTAAGAAAATATGTCATCACTTAATTTATACCTACGAAAGAAATTCTTAGCAACAACTCTATCTGATGTTGAGAAAGGATAACTGATTGGTTTTTCATCGTATAGTATGTTAGGAGTTATAGAAAAGTACATCTTTATGCAGTAGAGTTTGTGTTTTTATTTCCTTGCCAGTATATATCAACGTCTTCAGAGAACAGTAGTTTTGTCTCCATGAAACTAACTTTCAATTCAGTAGCAACAGGCATACCATCGTTATAGACTGCGTAGTTTCCATCAGGTGTGTAGTTAACTGCTACATCTGTTATGGCACACATTTTATATGCTGGTAAATGAGGATGTTGTCCAGGTCCTCTCATGTATGTGACTTGACAAACTTTTGGAACTTTAATAAATGATGCTTCTAACGCCCTATTTTCATTTACATCTTTGGTATCACTCTCTCCAAATCCTAGAACTGGTGCTCCACCTAAACTAAATGATGGCAACATACATTTCCTAAACGTCCTTACAATTTTTTGAATAGCATACGCTTCTTTTTGATTATAAGGAACTAATTTGAAAGTAAGATCAAAGGTTCTAAGATTCATCTTCTGGAATAGTACTTCCACATTTGGATTTCTAATAACTCCAGAAATACCACCAAAAATATCTCCTGTGTTTATCTGATCTCCTGTAATTCCTTTTGCTAAATTAGTAACTAAGGAAGCTGCCATCTCAACAGGTGCTTTGTCAATATTTTTTCCTACAGTATTACCCGCATTTTTTATTTTTTGTATAAAGTTATCTGTGCCAGCAGAACTTAATATACCAGCAGTGGTTGCTCCAAATGCTTTTCCTTCCCAATCTGCCTTTAATGTGTCAGATATATCATCTGGCATGTATAACATAAGTTGAGGAAATTGTCCTGTATCATCACGTTTATAAAGTTGTGCTGAGTTTCCAGTTCTATTGTATTGATTTAAAGTTTCATTAACGAATAATCTTTTATCTTTATTATTAGTTCCCCATTTCCAGTTTGATACTTTCGATGCTCTTACTCCTTCTGGTAATTCAGAGGCAAATGCTGCGTTATCTCTAAATGGAGGTTGGTAATCAAAGAAATCAAACAAAACATAATCAGATTTCTTTCCAGTACTAACATTGCTTGGGTATCTAACAGATGTTTTTCCTTCTGGTTCTATTGCTGTTTGATAACTTTTGAATGCTAAATTCTCTTGGTTAATACCATCAACTTGGTTTGCTTGATATTCATTTCTATTTCTGTATAAATTTAATGCCTCATCTCCCTTAGTTGCTTCCCAACGATCTCCATTCCACTTATAAAATTGACCTAGAAGAGCATCATAAGCAACTTGATTTTTATACTCTCCCTCTGTGAATTCAATGTCACCTCCACCAAATCCCCAGTTAAAATTATCAACATCTATACCAGTGAAGTCACCAAAGAAATTTTTTCTATGTAGTGTAGGTACTGCATCACCATCTATTGTGCCTAAAGCATTATTTTTATCGAACATTCCCATTAGATCGCCATCTCCCTAGATTGTTTTGTTCCGTAACCTTTTACTGACCTTTGTCCTCTAATTTTGTCATAGAAAGTGTCTTTGGTATCTTGCCAAACATCTTCCTTTGGAATAGGAAATGATGAAGTGCCAACAGGTTTAACGAAGTCTTCTGTAGGAAGAAGAACAGCAGTATCCCATTCAGTAGAAGCAAGATCAATCATTAAACCTTCAACATTAGACTGAAGGTATTTATGAAGGCAAGCCTTAGGTATGTCAATTCTTCCTTCCATTAACTTTCTAGTTGCTAATATTCTTTTCTTTGGTGTCATATAATGTAAGTTGCATCCCCAAAATTCACTTCTACCAGTTGCTTTTAAAACATATACTAATGGAAATCTATCATAATATTTCAAGTTCTTCATCTTTGCTTTGTACTCAAACATGTACAAGTGCCCCTGTACAGGGTATCTACGAAGTTCATTCTCGTCTTGATCTTGTACAGCACCTACATCATCACTCTTTTCATTCAATATATACTTACTAAAATTTTTGTTGTAACTACTTGCTTCTGACTTTACAGCAGAGCGATACCATGAAAATGTTTTTCTCTCCCCCTTTGTTTTTTCTGTTATTTTTTCAAACAGTGTTTTATATCCAGACGTGGAGGTAATTGTGTTACGCTGGATAGCAGCGAATCCTGTTGCCATTTGTTCATACTCCTAAATGATCCTCGGTTAGTATTAAGAAGTTCATCTGCCTGTCTTCACAATAATCACGAGCAGCAGACCATTTAGTTTGGTTTTTTGCGTATGTTAATGCAGCATTACGATAGGCAGCAGTTTTTTTATTTTTCTCATTCGGTGGTTGGGTTTGTTTTTTAGGTTTAACCTCTATTATATACTTAGTTATTTTTCCAGTCTTTTCACGGACTTTTATATAGAAATCAGGAAAATAACGTCTCACCTTACCATCAGGTGCCCTGTATGGTATTATAACCTCTTCTGATCCCCACTCTAAAATTGAGGGATTATTATCACAGAACACCATGAACTTTCGTTCCCAAAGTGACCTGTATATTACTCTAGTTGGGTTGCCACGATACTTTTTGGGATTGATAGGTTTATAAATCCCAGAATACGCCATAAATATAAATGTACCAACATAGGTATTTAGCGTGTCAATAGATAAATTTTTAGGAACAATGAATGCCAACGGCGGAATGTCGTTGAGCAATAACTTTGTGGTCAAGTTTGATATAGATGGAACTGGTAACTTATTTGAATTTTTATGTGATGAAGCACAGTTACCCAATGTCAACACAGCAACTGGAACAATAAAGGGTAGATATATGGGTGAGGGTCAGGTAAATTACCCACATACAAGAATATTCACAGAAATGCAGTTAGGATTCCAATGTGATGCTTCTATGACGCCTTTAATATTTTTACAACAATGGTATGCTTCAATATTTGGTGAATATGATGATGCCAAAGACTCACCATTAGGTGCGATGGATAAAGCTCCAACAGCTACAGGTGCTTCTACGCCTTATGATGCAAGAACAGTACAGAGAGCAGACAATAGAACTGTTCAGTTAAATTATCCAGATCGTTATTGTGCAAACATTTATGTAACTAAAACAGAATTAGGTCCTTCTAAAGGGAGTGATTACTCTGCAGTTACTGCACAAGATGGATTGAGATCATCAATAACATATGTAATGGAAAGAGCATGGCCTTTTGCTATTGATGCAGTTCCTCTACAATTTGGATCTGCAGCGATAACAAAAGTTACAGCA